ATAATTACTAAATAGATTAGTATTGTATCTCACATTAGTTAGATGGTACATGGGTTGTCTAAGGTAGCGGGTGGGTCTCCAAAACCTACTTATTTGGTTCGATTCCAAAAACCCGTGCAAATTAATAAGACAGGCGAAATAACCTAACACCTAAATAGGGGGCGTTTTAACCGGACAGTCTTATTTAATAGTTCAGAATGTGGGATATAATCGTGAAGATGTTATACAGCAAATATTGAAGGTCATTCCTAAAGAGGGCATAACCTTCTTTGATGACATTTGCCTGTATGTAGAACCTGCCCGTTCAACTCTCTATAATTGGGAGTTGGATAAAATGGATGAAATAAAAGAGGCAATCGCTAAAGAACGCAGTAAGGTAAAACAGAAAATGCGTAAAAAGTGGTTACAGTCAGATAATGCCACATTGCAAATAGTAGGCTACCGCCTAATGGCTACAAGAGAAGAACTCGAAGCAATCACAACCAACCGAATAGAAAGCAAAGTAGAAGCTACCGTAACAGGTGGTATAACCTTAGAGTTGGACAATGGTTGTGAACCGATCAAACAGAACAGTTAAAGTTACTCCCGTATTCAAAGCGAATTGGGATGCTCTTTTAAATAGCGGTAAACGGTATATCTGTAACGAGGGAGGAAGTAGAAGCGGTAAGACATACTCAATAGTTCAGGTCTTAATCACTTATGCCAATCACTTCCAAGGGGTTCGGATTTCGGTTTGTTCCCATTCCTTGCCCCACCTTAAAAGGGGTGCAATGAGGGATTTTGACGTAATAATCAGGGATTGGAACTTATATGATGAAAAGAACCACAATAAAACCGATAACGTGTATCACTTCCCCAATGGCTCTTACATAGAGTTTATAGGGTTGGAAGATCACGAAAAGGCAAGGGGTTCAGGTAGGGATATTCTCTTTGTCAATGAGGCGAATCTAATAAGTAAGCCCCTTTTCGACCAACTGAACCTTAGAACGACAAGGACGGTGATTTTAGACCTAAACCCATCGGATTTTGACGTATGGTGTTACAAGATAGCTGACGGTGAGGATGCGGTTAAGATACATTCAACGTACCGGAACAATATCACTAACCTGCCTAAGATACAGGTTGAAGTTATTGAGAGTTACAAGGACGCTGACCCGTTGATGTGGCAGGTGTTCGGGTTAGGGTTACGGGGTGCGAGTGCAGAACAGATTTACACCCATTGGAAGATAGTGGATGGCTTATTGAACAGGGGTGATGTGTATTATGGGTTAGACTTTGGGTATAACGTACCTTCTGCCTTAGTAAAGATAGAAACTTTTGAGGGTGCTAATTACGTGGAGGAAAAGGTATACCAAACGAAGCTAACGACAAGCGATTTAATAGAACGACTTAAGACATTAGGGATAAGAAGATCCGATGTCATATACTGCGATAATGCAGAACCAAAAACGATAGAAGAACTAACAAGGGCGGGGTTTAACGCCAAACCTGCGGATAAGGATGTTTACGCAGGGATTCAGAAAGTCAAGTCAATGCCTCTGTTTATCACACGGGCATCCCACAACCTAATAAGCGAACTAAAAACCTACAAGTGGAAACTCGATAAGGATGGCAAAGTGCATCCTGACGAAGTTCCGGTTAAGGAAAACGACCACGCTACCGATGCGATGAGATACGGGATATTCACTCATCAGGGGGCGTTTAAATTCAAAGTGGTTGTCGCTTAATGAATAAAGTACAGAAATTCTTTGCAGGGTTATTGGGGCTGAAAGCTGCTTCACCAAGTGGGCGGTTTCAGTTCATTAACGGTCAGATAGTATGGATGGCAGACAACCCTACCACTTACGTTACTGACGGCTATCAGGGCAATGATATAGTTTACTCTGCCGTAAGAATGGTGGAGGACAAGGTAAGAGTTGCTCCATGGGCTTTGTACAAAGTAACATCAGACAACGCTCTCAAACAATACAAATCACTTTTACTTACTGGAGATTACGAAAAGGCTGCAAAGGTTCAGCGAAAGGCATTAGAACCTTTGACATCGTTTAATGTCCGTACCGGCAAGTGGAATCGGCTTTTAGATTGGGCGAATGAATACGAAACCTTTGGCGATTTTGTTGCCAATGGTGCTGCCTACAAGATGGTAACGGGAAACAAGTTTTGGTGGGCCAATCTGTTGGAAGGTGGGGCGAATCAGGGCATACCGCAGGAGTTATACTGTTTGCCTTCTCAATATGTTTCTATTGTAGCTAAAACGGGATGGCCTGTTAGGACAGTAGGCTATCAGTTGAACTACGGGGAGATGCTGAATATCCCGAAAGAGTTGGTATTACACGAAAAGTACTTCAATCCGTCCTACGATCAGAACGGTTCGCATTTATACGGTCAGTCTCCATTACAGGCTGCAAGTAAGAACCTCACACGAAATAACTACGCTAAGACCGCCACAACTAAGAAGTTTGAAAACGGAGGCTTTGAGGGTGTACTATTCATCAATGATGACAGGGTTACCCCTGAACAAGGTCAAGAACAAGCTACTGCCGTAAAAAAGATGTTAGCAAGTGAGTATGTAGGGGCTAATAACAACGGTAAAGTTGCTGTTAGCGGTTACCCTATGGGCTTCCAATCCGTAACACAAACCACTAAGGATTTAATGACGTTGGATTTTGAAAACTTAGACCTCCAACGATTGGCAAATATATGGGGCATCCCTTCACAGTTGTTGAATGACCCTAACAGAAATGCAGAGGCTAACGTAGTGGAGGCAGAAAGGCAATTAACGTCACGTTGCGTACTTCCTCATTTATCCGCTACAAGGGATAACATGATACGGAAGATGCAGAGTGATTGGGGTCTGAAAGGTGAAAACGTTGTATTGGATTTTGACCTATCAATCTACCGTGAGTTGCAAGAGGATAAGGCAAAGAAGTGGCAATGGGTTAAGGAATTGACAGTACCGGAGGCATATAAGTTAGAACTAATGGAAATGGAAGTACCTGACAGTTTACCTAAAGACCTTATAATCATTGATGGGTCAAAGATGACTTTGGAAGATTTGCTGAATGGTCAGGTTAGTGATGTTCAGGGACAGGCTATCGTTGACGGGTTAAATAAAGCAGGGTTAAATGATTACGGAAATCATTGATAGTATTTGTGCGGAGATTATACCAATTTATACCCGCAAAAATCCAGACCCGAAAACAGGTGAGCCAGACTGCCCATTAAAGAGGCAGCACAAAGACGGGAAACGGTACATGATGAAGATGAAGTTAATGGAGATCATTAAACAATATGACAAGAGCGCAAAAGATAGCGAAGAATGAACGGTTTAGGATGCGTTTTGAGCGCAAATACAGACCATTAATTCAAGAGGCTATCAAAGCTCAAATAAGTTCTTTTATAGGCGATTTAAGTCAAGGATTAAGCTATGCGCAATCCCGGCTATCTACCACCATTTTGAACGATAAAATAGGGGCAGTAATTGTTAAGCTGCATACAGAGGCCGGGGTTGCCAAAGCTAACAAAGTGTACAGGGAGTTGATACGGGAGCCTAAAGTTCAAAAGGGTTTTGGTTTCAATGCGGAATGGACTACTCAAATACTTGATTATTTCCGGTTGCATCTTTTTGATAAGATTGTTTTACCAATTACAGAAACAACGAAACGACAGATACAACAGCAGATTGAGTACATGATCGAAAAAGGTGAGAGCATCGAATGGTTAACCCAACAGTTAGAGAGTAGCGAGTTTACGAATTGGAGGGCTGAAATGATAGCAAGAACGGAGAGTAGCAGAGCGATAAACTACGGGGCTAAGATAGGGGCAGATAAAACAGGATTTAAGACAAAAAAAGAGTGGGTAAGTGTACACGACAATAGAACAAGACACTCACACATTCAGTTGGATGGTGAGGTAAGGAATCAAAACGAAGAATTTAGGGCAGGGTTGCAGTTCCCTGGTGACCCAAATGCGAGTGGAGCCGAAACGATCAACTGCCGATGTCATTTAGAATACAAACCTGTTAGAGATGCGTCAGGTAGATTAATACCAACCGATGGAGTACAACCAACACTAAGCAGAGGACGGAGCAGAAGATTACAAAGAATTATCAGTTTACTTGAAAGTAATTAAATATGAAAAGCCTGTATGAAATTAAGAATGTATCGGACAGCGTTTTAGACGTTGACGGTAATTCAAGAAAGGTTAAGGTAGCTATCTCTGAAATGGGCAGTCTTGACTTAGACAATGATGTGATTGATTCTGGGGCATACACCAAGACCTTAAAGGAGAGAGGGCCACAGGGGGCTAATCTTATCTGGCATCTGACTGACCACAACCCATCAATTAAAACTGCCATTGGTAAGTTCTCTGAATTGTACATCGAAGGTAACAAGTTGGTAGGCGTAACTGACATCCCTAATACATCATGGGGAAATGACATGTTAGAGTTCTACAAGACAGGGCATATTAACCAACACTCAATTGGGTTTAGAACGATTAAACGAGAGCCTGTAAACGCAGGTAAATCGGATGAATACAACCTTATCAAAGAGGTTTTACTCTATGAAGGTTCTGCCGTTTTATGGGGTGCAAATCCTAATACTCCAACACTTTCAGCGGGTAAATCTGCTACCAAAGAAGAAGCAGAGGCAGAGTTGGTAAAACTGCAAGACGAATTACAACTACTGACCAAATCAATGAAAGATGGTCGGTTTACTGATTCAGGTTTTGAGTTCGTAGAAATGCGACTCAACCAAGTATCAGAGCGAATGAAGAATCTATTTACTTCCATCAACACTCAACCCGCAAACGCAGTTGAGCCGAAGAACGAAGAAATTGAGAATACGGTAAAAAACATTTTTAAACTATTAAGTATCCAATAATGGAAAAAGAGTTGAAAGCCATTGAGGACGGCATTAAGTCCTTTAACGAAAAAACCGCATCTCTGGAAAATGAGATTAAAGCGGTAAAAGAAGCTGCTGATAACGCAAAGAGCGCAGCAGTAACAGTTGATGAAACTGTAAAGAAGAATCAGGAAGTGATTGACGCTATGCAGTCATTCATGCAAGAGCAAAAAAGCCAAAAGGTAGAAAAGGGTGTAAACTTCAAAGATGCCATCGGCGAAGAACTGGAAAAGCGCAAAAGCGAGTTGTCCGGTTTCCGTCAAAAGCGTAATGCTGTAACCCTTGACATGAAAGCAGTAGGTAATATGAGTTCCTCTAATACTACTACTTCCGGCACACAGCGTTTCCTTGATCCTATTGGTTCAGGTGGTGTAGGTCGTGCGCCTTATGAGATGGCACACATCCGTAACCTCCCTGGGGTTCAGACTTTCTCACCTTCTGGCTCATCTGACATTTACGTAATTCGTGATGCAGGTGGTGAAGGTGGCCCTACTGCCGTTGCTATGGCTGCTGCTAAACCGCAAACTGACCGTGACTACGTGAAGTTGATTGTGCCTATCACTAAGATAGCTCACTACTTCAAGATTCCAGAGGAAATGCTTGAGGATATTAGTTGGTTACAATCTGAAATTTCAGGCATTGGTGTTGAGGAACTGATGGCTAAAGAAGATGACCTGTTTTTGAATCAGGTAGGTGCTGCCGGACTGTTTGCGGGTTTGACTACTGCAACAAACAGTACTGCTTATTCTTCCCCTGCTTCATTGGCGTTGCTTGTTCCTACTCCTAACAACTACGATGTATTGGTAGCTGCATGGACTCAACTTCGCAACTTGAAGAATAGCGGTAATGCTATCCTGTGTAACCCTTCTGATTATTCCGCAATGGTATTGTCTAAATCTACCACAGGGGAATACGTATTCGGTGCGCCTAATGTGGCTATCCCTAACGTATTTGGTCTGCCTATTGTTCCACATACCTCTATTGCTTCTGACAAATTCCTTTTGGGAGATTTCAGTAAGGTACGTGTGGCTCAACGTGCAGGTGTATCTGTTCGTTTCTATGATCAGAACGAAGATGATGCCATTAAGAACATGGTTACAGTTGTAATTGAGGAAAGAGTTGCCGTAGTAGCTGATCGTGCAGATCGTCTTATCTATGGTGATTTCTCTGATGCTCGTACAGCTTTGACTAAGCCATAATTTTAAACAAACATGGGTAGTCCCGTAAGGCTACCCATTATTTTCAACTTATGACAGCTAAAGTAAGATTTGGTTACGGGAAATTGGTTTTTAACGTGGGTGATGAGGTTCCTCATGAGATTGCGGTTAAATATCCTCATTTGGTTAATGATGCTCCGGTTAAGGAGAAAAAAGAGGTTGTGATAGAGCCTGAAAAGGAAGAAATCATGTTCTCTACTCAAAAAGTAAGAAAGAAGAAAAATGAAATATAACAGTAGTGATTGGTATATATCAGCTAAATCGGGTGGAGATCCTGTTACGCTAAATGAGATTAAGAAGCATCTTAATTTATCATTTGAAACATCAGGGTCTTACACGTTCACCGATGATGATGATTATATCTTATCTCTTGTCAGTTTGGCTACTTCTTTAGTGGAGAGTTACATCGGGCAGAGCATAAGAGGCAATACCATTACTGCGACTTTGCGGAATGAATGCGGTGGATTGGTTTTACCAATGTGTCCGTTTTCAGGTCTGACAACTGCGACCGATGCCGATGGGAATGATGTGAGTGCTGATGTTTCTTTAAGCGGTGGTTTATTCCCTAATGTAAAGGCTCCTGTAACGGATGAGATAAATGTGGTATATGAGGCGGGATGGTACTTTATCGGCTCTAACTCTTATGGAAAGTTACCACAGGAGATTAAACAGGCTATCATAGAGGAAGCGGCATGGAGATATAACAACAGAGGGGTAGAAGATGCGGGGTTAGGTTGCAAACAGGCTAAAGCATTACTATCACCATATAACAGGAAATCATGGTTAGTATAAGCGATTTTAAGCACGTTATCCGGTTTGAAATACCGAGTAAGTCGGCTACAACATCAGGCGGTCAGAATGAGGCTTATAATGACTTACTGACAACCAGGGGGAGCGTTAGGAAGAAAGACGGGTTTAGGAATTTCTCTGATGGGTATGATGCAATAATTAACACGTATGAGATTGTTACCTATTGGCGTGGAGATTTAGAGGCGAATTTAACGAGGGATACAAGGGTAGTGTATGATAACAGGAGTTTCAGAATAGAAACGTGGGAGAGGGTAAATGAGGAGAGAAGTTTTATGAAGTTCACAGTAAGCGAAATCAGATAAATGGCATTTGTAAACATCGGCATAAAAGGACTACAAGAGGCGCAGGATTTCCTACGTAAAGCAGATGTTAGGTTACAGAAAGAGATTAAGGCAGAGGTAAGTTTTGCGGCTGATGAGATTGTAAACCTGATAAAGAGGGATGCTCCTGTAAATAACGGACAGTTAAAAAATAGCGTGAGTAAGGTTGTGAGTAGTGGGCTAAAAGTTGAAATAATCGCTCAAAGTAATCACGCTCCTTACATGGAGTTCGGTACAAAGAGCAAGTTTAAGGCTCCTAAAGGATTAGATACTTATGCGGGGCAGTTCAGAGGCGGTGCAGGTAGTAAAGGAGATCCGATTGCAGCACTAACTAAGTGGGTACGTAGAAAGGGAATAGTAGATAACTACAATGCTAACAGAGGGGGAAAGAAAAAGGATAGGGAAAGGCAGGTAGCATTTGCGGTATTCAACAAGATAAAGAAGTACGGTGTTAATCCTCATCCTTTCTTCTTCACTAACAAAAGTGGTGTGGATAGGATGAAACAAGCTAAAGAGATTTTCATTGACAGGCTAACGAAGGCATTAAAACGGGTTACTAAATGATTGACATAGGACAGAAACTACGCAAAGCATATTTCACAGCGTTAGACGGGAATCTAACATGGGATGGTGCTGCCGTTCCTGTGGTAGATGAGAAGTTGGACGTACAAATAACCGATCAGGATGTTTATGTAATTATGACTGCCCAAAATGAAGTGGATGCGAATAATAAAAGCTATTGGGCAAGGGAGTGTGATATAGAGATGAGGATAATCAATAGGAGAAAGGCAACGAACACAAAGGAAGTGGTTGAAGATGTAAGTAATCAGGTATTAACTATTCTTTTCCCTACCAAAAACACGGTAGGAATTTCGATAGACAGCCCATTGAGTTTAACTTATTCACGGTTGACCAATGCGGAATACGACCCATTAGCGCAAACGGAGGACGGATTTGTAATCAGTAAAAAATTAGTATTTAAAAACAGAATAACACAATAAGCTATGGCAACAGAGTTACTGGGTTCGTTAGTCACCCTCCAAATCAGTACTGACACTACCGGAGCAACCGGATTGAAAACTATCACTTGTGAGGAAAGTTCTGACCTTTCTTTGAGCGCATCGGTAAACGAAACCAAGACCAAATGCGGTACGTTTACGGCTGTTGATACTCCTACGGGTCAGATTTCAGTAAGTGGTGTTGTAAACGCTGCCTTGGGCGGTAGTGAGTATTCATTTAACGACATCGCAGGTTGGGTAAACAACAAGACAAAACTATATGCAAAGTATCAGAATGCCGTTAGCGGTTCTGTAACTGCGGGTAGTGCTGTATATGCGGCAGGTACGGGTTATTTCTCCGAGGCTACCGTAACAGGAGCAGAGGGTGACTTAATTAAGTTTACTGCAACATTCGTTTTCTCTGGAACTATTGATACAACAGCGTAATTATGAGTAACTACATAAAAGTAAAGTTAGGCGGGAAAGAGCGTGGACTAAAGTTTAACATGGGTGCTTTAAAGCATCTGGGTAAATTGGTTGGTTCTGATCCGCTTGACTTTACTGCCGTAGCTGATTTCTCAAAGCAGTTCGAATTTGTAAAGGTAATCGTTCATGCGGGGTTATTGGCTAATGCAGACAGTAAAAAGATCGAACCTGATTTCTCTGATAGTGATGTGATTGATTGGGTAAGTGAATTATCAGCGCAGGAAGCGGCTGAAATTACACAATTCTTTGCTACGTGCTACGCCGTTGGAGGCGAGGCATCGGCTAACACACAGTCATAAAAAGTTCACTTGGGATGACCTCTTGTGTGAGGCATACGGTGAAATGGGGCTGCATCCGTGGGAGTTCGAACAATACACCATGCAAGAGTATATCTGTAAAAGAAAAGGACTTGCAACTAAGGAATTGGGCGAATGGCACAGGGCAAGGTTTATCGCTTATTATGCTGCATCTGGCAACTTGAAGAAAGGCACTAAGATTACGGATATTCTTGCTCTGCCTGGGGACACTAAAGAGAAGAAGTTGAAAGACATGAAAGGCGATGAGTTGAAAGAGTGGTATGAGAAAAGGAAACAGTTAGAAATTAAAGCGGGGTTACGCAATGGCTGAAAATCAAATAGGCATACAGTTTACGGGTGATGCGTCAGGTCTTACCGCTTCGGTTGGTCAGGCTAATAAGGCATTGGGTAGCGTTAAAGTTAATTCTAATCAAGCCAAAAACGCTATCACAAGTTTATCAAGAGTTGCCCAAGATGCCCCTTTTGGATTCATAGCTATTCAGAATAACCTTGATGCTGTAATTCAATCTTTTTCTCAATCCGGTATTTCTGCCAAACAGTTTGCTTTGGCTCTTGCGGGACCTGCTGGGTTGGGCTTGGCTTTTTCTGTTTTGACAAGCCAATTAACCGTAAACGTGCAGAAATACGGGTCTTTTAGTGCTGCTCTTGGTGCTTTGCTTGGTGACTTTACTGATGCAAAGTTAGCGCAGTTAGAACTTAATAAGGCTTTAAGGGATGGTGTAGGTGCAGCGCAATCGGAGATAAATACCATTCAAAATTTATTATCTATTGCCAGAGATAAAACGCTATCTACACAGGCACAGCAACAGGCTATTGACAAGCTGAATAAGGAGTATGATAAGTACCTCCCAAAACTTACAAGGGAGAATATAGATACTCAAAAGGTGACTGATTCGGTAAACAACCTTAGTGCATCTTTGCTGAAACAGGCAAAGATTAAAGGGTTACAGGAATTAATAACAAAGGAGTATCAAAAACAAGCAGAAATAATAGGCGGGGACTTAGAGGATAGTTTAGGGTTTTGGGATCGTCTTGGTGTTGCAATTAAGTCCGGTGGTAACATTGCTTTACAAACACAGGGTAATATTGTAAAAGGCGCACAGCGTCAGTTTGAGGCATTAACTAAGAGTGAGCAACGTATCAAGAACTTCAATGATGTATTGCGTGGGCTATTAGTTGACGAGGCTCAAACGGGTACTTTATTTGCTGATAATGTAGATAAGAAGTTAAAGGAAAAGGTAGAAAAGCGAAAGAAAGAACTTAGAAACGCTTTTGTAACTAATAATTTAGCCAATACGGATATTCCTGATCCTGTAAACAGTTTTACAGGTGCGGGTTTATTCGGGAAACAGGATAAACCTAAGTGGCTAATTGATTTAATTGCCTTTAGCGATGAGGCCAAAAACAAACAGCAACAATTAGCAGAATCTGCCAAACGTACTGCATCAATCATTACTGATACTTTAGGCGGTGCATTTCAAAACCTATTCAGCGACATTATAAGCGGTTCGCAAAATGCTTTCCAGTCGTTTGCCTCTGCTATTGCACAGGTTATTACTAAGTTAGTCGCTGCGGCTCTTACGGCTGCGGTATTGGCTGCTATTATCGGTGCTGCAACGGGTGGGGCTAATTTCGGTGGAGGTGCTGCATCATTTACAAGTGGATTTAAGGGGTTATTCAGTACTCTATCAGGTCTGCCAAAGTTCGCAAATGGTGGTATTGTAACTGGCCCTACCATCGGATTAGTTGGTGAGGCGGGTCGTGAGGCTATTATTCCTCTTGATCGTATCGGTGAGGTATTGGGAAGTGTAGGAGGCGCACAATCTGTATTTGTTACGGGTCAGTTGTCAGGTGAAACAATCTACCTGCAACAGCAAAGAACAGCCAATCGGAGGGGCAGATTTGTCTAATGGCATACGTTGAACAATATACAGCGAATTTCACTAATGAGCAGGGTCAAGATGTAGTGGTTTCAATTCTGCAAAAGGATGGAACGGCTCCAATAACGGTAGAAAATTACCCGATTGTTTCGCTTAATATTTCCGCTAATTCTGATAGTCAGGATTCGTATGCATGTATTATCAGTAAGGAGTTATCCATGACTTTATGGGCAACGGATAGCGATAGTATCACATGGGAAACATTCATAACATCTACCCATGATGAATGGAAGGTAATAGTAACCGTTGATGGGGTTACTTTCTTTATTGGTTTCCTTTCCCCTGACGAAGGTAGTGCGCCATTTCAAGACAAACCTTATGAGGTCAATTTAAAGGCTACTGACGGACTTGGATTGTTAAAGGGGTATGAGTTTAAATATATTGATGGAACAAGAGTAACAGACTTTAATACGCTTATAGAGTATATTTCTTCTGCTCTTTATTATACAGGGTTGCAGCTTCCTATTAGGGCTTAGTGCGGTTATTTTCATACTGCAATGCAGAATAAAGCAGATGGATTAGAGTTTGACTTTTTCCAACACGCTGTAATGGCGGCGAGGTCTGTTGTTAAATCATACGAATCTTATGAAAACTGCTATGATGTATTAAAAATGATTCTTGACGGGTGGTGTTCTATTGAGCAGTACGAGGGTAGATGGCAAATAGTAACACTTTCGGAAAGGCAGTACATCCCAGGTTCACGCTACTATGTAGATTACGACTATGACGGTACTAATCCGGTGGGTGCAATAGATTCCGAAACGGTTGCAGAGGTGGGAAAGGATGAGTTAATATATCCTATAAACGAAAGTCAGTTTATTAGCTGTAATTATGCTAATAAGCAGGTAAAAACAATATTTGAGTACAAGAGTCCAGAGGTATTTTTAATTAATCAGGGATTTAGGTTTGTCGGTAGCTTAGTATCTACGTTTCCTACTTATGAGATTTACAATTTGGATGGATGGAGCCAAGTTGATGGGGATTTAACTACACAAGCATCCTATCCAGAATCAAATCATGGTATATATGTAAGACTTGATGCCTTTGGTTCGGAGGAAAGCAGGGATATGCTTGTTTATTATAATTCAAGCGCATCAGGCACATTGAAATCATGTGTAGTAAACTCAAACAATGATTTTTATGTAGCGGAGGAAGATGAAATAGAGTTTTTCTTTGAATGGCAAAGTGGTAGTAACCCTGTTATCCCATACGATACGGCACAAATTGCATTATTGAGGGATGGGCAAAGCGGATCATTGGCATCAGATTGGTGGACTTTGGGATATACAACAGATGGCACAGGTAATAATTATCCTGAATGGTTCAATGACGATTCACACTATTTTATCGGGCCAGATAATACAAGTTCTACACTTACGGGAGTATGGAGAGAACTAACCGTAACAAAAACAAAAATACCTGAAAACGGTATTATATATGTGAGGTTAGGTGGTCATACAGATTCAGTTGCATGGATTTTATGGCGGCCTGTGCAGATTACATATACTCCAAAGATTGCGAAAACAAAAAGGATTGCTAAAGGAGAGAGATACACAAACGGACTAAATAATAACAATCCAGATGTTTACGAAAATAAGATAGGTGTAGATGGTAATTCAAGAAGGGGGTTGAGAGGTTGTTTGTACCTTAAAAATGATGGTACGGTACACAAGTCAAATTTTGATAAGCATTTTTACAGATACCCAAATACAACAGAGGATAAGTTATTTAAGAATTTAGTGAATCTTGGCAAGTTCAACCAATCGTACCGGAGATTCTACAAGATTGAGGGTGATTTTACTTCTCTATTTTATACAGATACATTGGGGACAATTCGTAGGCCGTTGGGATTCCATAAGGCGTACCGATTTACAGATATAACACCTAACAGGGATTTTGTACTTATTCCAAGTCTGGAAATGGACTTAATTACAGGGAATTGTAAATGTGTTTTCGTGGAGGTTTACAAGGATAGTGCTGATGGTACTACCAATGGGGACGTGGATAAGTTCGACTATATTTTTTAGCAAAATTCGACTAAATTTGTTAGCATGGCAGAGCCAGTTAAAGGGAGTAATGTTTTATTACAGATTTACAAAGATGGGGCTTATGCCGACTTCCTTTGTGCGACTGACTGCTCAATAGATTTTGAAACAGAGAAAAAGAGCGTTAAAACGGTAGGGGATGGGGTTTGGAAGCGATATAAGCCGCAATCTATTGGGTACACTATTAATCTTTCCGGTTTGATACGTTTGGATGTTGCTGATCCTGTGGCTTTTGATTTACTTGATTACCAAACGCAGTTTATTGATGTTACTTATAGGATGACATTTGAGGATGACGCAGCAAATATCAAGGCTATTTACGGGACTGCGATGGTGGAGAAAACGAGTTTAAACGGTAGTTCAGACGGTTTTGCAACTGGGCAATTTGTGTTGTCGGGTAACGGTGTGCCGACTATTTTAAATAGTTTAACAGCTTGTGATATTGTTATTACAACCCTATTTAAGGATGCTACCAATTTGCCATTATACTATTATTTCAATGTATCAGCCTATACAGGTTCTACACCTGATAGATTTGAGTACGCTATTGATGGAGGTGCAAGGCAGGTTAGTTTCACATCTGATTGGACGGTAACGGGGCTTTCAAGCGGTTCACATACAATCGAAATATGGCCGATTTGCGAAAACGGGTTTGACGGAACTAAATATACAGACACATTCACTTATTAATAAGATAAAATGCCATTATTACCTTTTAACAAATTCCACTCATTTTCAGAGGCCTTAGCTGAAAAGGTACACAATTTAAGTTCTGATACCTTAAAGGTTATGCTTACTAATACTGCTCCAGTAGCTACCAACACAGTAAAGGCGAATCTTACAGAGATTGCAGCCGGAAACGGTTATACAGCGGGTGGTCACACGATCACGATTTCAAGTTCTTCACAAACGTCAGGAACTTACAAATTGGTTTTATCTGATGTGACAATTACCGCAACAGGGGGGAGTATTGGACCATTCCGTTATGCAGTAGTGTATAATGATACAGCTACAAATGACGAGTTAATAGGTTGGTATGATTATAATTCATCATCAACGTTACAGGATGGAGAGGCATTAGCTATTGACTTTAACGCAACTAACGGAATAATCCAATTAGCATGAGTATAACCACAATAGACGGTTTAGTAAGTGCTTTAGGTAATAACAGTTCACGAATTATTATTGATAAGGCATCTTTGGCTAACGCTGCTGCGGGGCAGTTTTTCTCTTTATGGAGGGCAACGGGTCAACCAGGTCAGGGGGCAATCCCGACAAGTTCTGCGGTTCCTACATCAGCAACGTTAGGGGCTATGGGTTTTACCAATCAGACAGATCCCGTTAAATCGTATTTCTCATGGCTATTTGCGTCAAGTGCTAACGCTGCAACAGTATTAGAGATACATGATAGATTGGCGCACATGGGAGGTTTGGTACTGAACGTAACTACATCACAAACGGTTACAGGATTGGATTTATCTACTATTGGGGTTAGTGCTGCAAGGAGAGGGGATAGTAACTATTCTGACGTACAATGGTGGTTAGAGGTTTATACCGATGGAGGTGCAACTGCTTCCAATGCTACTATAAATGTAACTTATGATGATGGTTCCACAGGGAACTTAAACGTACAGGCGGTTGGTGGTACATTGAGGGCGGGGCGTATGATTCCGCTTACTCCTTTGATCCCAACGGCGCAACAGGGGAAGTTTATCCGTGGTATAAACTCTGTTATTCTTTCTGCCTCTACTACCGTAGCAGGGAACTTTGGTTTTACAGCTACAAGACCGAGAACGGTAGGAAGTATGAACGTGGCAAACAAAACAGAGGCATGGGATTGGGCTATGTTAGGATTTCCAGAAATACCTAATGATAGCTGTTTAATGTTAATGGTATTATGTCCTACCACTTCCACAGGTACGCTGCGGGGAGGCGGTAAGATAGCGCATGGATAACTACTACCGTAATTTTATACGGGTGCGTGGAGGCTCTATGCTATGGGTAGAAAATGACCCTGCATCAACTATTTTATTAAATGAGTTCTTTAGTTCGGTGGGGTTAAGCATTACGGCTGATACCGGAGTATTTACTATAAGCGGTCAGGATGCTACCGTTATAAAGAATAGTCTTATTTCGGCAGATACGGGGCTTTTTTTTATAAGTGGTCAGGCTGCAAATATTAGTATTTCTAAAGTAATAAATGCCGATTACGGTGCATTTACTATTACGGGTCAGGCTGCTAATTTGTCAATTACGAGAAATATTACCGCTGATTACGGTAGTTTTTCTATTTCAGGGCAAGATGCTGCATTTACAAAGACTTATAGGATTGAGGCTGATTATGGAAGTTTTACAATAACCGGACAGGATGCTGACATTAGGAAAGCCCTAATTTTATTGGGTGACTACGCATCATTTACGATCACAGGACAGGACGCAACATTTACATACAGGAAAGGTATTTTAGCCGATACGGGGTATTTTTCTATAAGTGGTCAGGGGGCTAATGTAAGCGTAAACAAATTAATAAACGGAGAATATACAACACTAAATATAACAGGCGGTAGTGCTAATTTATCAATAATAGTAATACCTGTTAATTCTACAAGTGCAACCATAAAGACTACGATTACAGAGAAAACACGAATGAGTTTAGACGGTTCCAGAACGGGCATTATAATAGTTGCCGATACGGAAAAATCTGAACTGAAAACAAGTGTTAATATCAATTCGTCAGTCAATGAGTTTATATAAAGGGCAAAGCCTACTTACAATTACTTTAGACTGTGGCACAGATTTAACGTCTGCCACTACTACACGTATTTTATACCGCAAACCTTCTGGGGGTACTGGATACTGGACTGCATCGGCATCCGGTACGGAGTTATCATATACTTTAAACGATAACGACATAGATGAAAGCGGTACATGGCAGTTACAGGGATATGTTATCATAGGCGGTAAGACTGCGTATTCAGAAATTATCAACAAACAATTTAACGAACCAATATTATGAAGAAAATTCTTGTTTTCTTATTTGTGCTTTGTAGCGTGTCAGCGATGGCGCAAAATCCTTTCAATACTAAGGATAGTTTGCGTAATTACATCAATCGGTACATCAGAAATAGTGCTATTGAATCATTTCAGAATCTACGGTTAAATCGTGCCTTAAACGGTATGACTTACTTTTTGGATAGTGCGAGTAGTTCCAATCTTACAGTAAGAAACACAGGCGCAACGGGTAATGGGTTGGCTGTATCTATCAACGATAGCACATTAGGTATAAAGAAATTGAAAGCAAGTGGTATCGCTACATTAATGGCTGATGATAGTTCTATTACTATTGATGTGAGTGGGGGCGGTGGAATTTCAGGGTTAACAACAAACAGGGTTACAATTGCTACTTCATCAACATCTATTGGAGATGATGCCGGGATGACATATGATGCTACTGCCAATCAGTTAAATGTTGATAGCATTAAATTGGCTACAAATATTAGTCTTCAACGAATGCTCCGAAATTTAGGAGGTGGTATAGCCTCTGATTCAATAGGTTTTGGTGCTTGTGTTATTCGTGGAAATGCAACAGGTGGTAGTGGTTCTTTAATTACATGGAGTTTTATTGATGATCTTGACCACACAAAAACATTCTTTACAAATGTATATGCCAATTCATCCAGTTCAACGATTCGTTTAGTATATCCAGAGGTGAGTAAAATATTAAGCATGACTGCTGTTCCTGATGAAACATTGGCGGGCAGAGGTTTATTTTTAGGTACTTCCGTAGGTGATACCTCAACTGAAATATACGCTTATCAGCATATTATTTCATCAGGATATTTAACAGGCAACGGAACAAACTTTACAGCTACCGGGCATTTAAATACGTGGACTACTTCATACAATTCAGGCACAGGGGCGGTTACGTTTACGCCTCCTGCAACATTATACTACAATACAGCTTCAGATGCAAACCACATGAGCGCAAACTATGTAGGAAGTAATAATTATAGACTGCGTAGAAAGGTTAGCGGATTAGGTTCTGATATAGCAGGTTGGGTAATGGTTGATAATGTTACCAATACAGATGTAACAGGCGCACCAACTACATCAGATATTATTGAGGTAACAGGATTACCATTTTATAGACAGGTATCAGCGTATCAGGTTAGTGGTTCTCTTTATGAGGCTAATATATGGGCTGCGAATTCCAATATCTGGATATTCTTCACGTACAAAAAATAACTGATGAAAAAAATACTTTTTATAATTCTTTGCTTTGTATCTACGGTTTCTTTTGCACAAAGTTATCTCACTAACAATGCTGTTTTTAATTTAAAGGATAGCAGAAATTCAAACGTTTACAGATTTGCATATCTGAATAATACTGACAGTATTGCAACAATGGATTCCGTAGGCCTTCGTATAATCAGGCCTTTGCGTTTTAAAGGTGGAACAACTTCGCAGCGGCCCGCTTTTGCCGTTGAAGGAATGTTATGGTATAATTCAGATTCGCTCAAATTAGAGTACTATAATGGTGCTGCATGGCAAAGTTTAGGGGTATCCACATCAACTACATACACGGCTGGCAGCGGTCTAACACTCTCAGCCGGTCAGTTTAAATTAGGTGGTACATTATCAGAAAATTTATCATTAAGCACAACAGGAGCCTACACCTTTTCATTGACAGACGGTACAACACCGCTTATTCACACGGATATTAACGAACGAATATCAATCGGTGGAACAAATAACTCCGGCTATAAGTTTTTTGTTAACGGTGATTTCGGTGCTGCCTCTGGAACGGGTGCGCTTTACTTTAATGGTGCTACAAGTTTAATATATACTGCTGGTACGGCTGACATGGCATTACGCTTAACTGGTAGAAGCAAGGAATTCAGGCATTTGATATTTACAACAGCTTATGTATTTCGACCGAATACGGACAACACATTGCCGTATGAAATTCAAAACGTAGCAGGGGAAAAGATTTACGCTACTGACTTTTCAAATAAGTTGAATAAGCTGTACTACGTCCCTACGGCTACTTCTACCGATACAAAGCTGCTTGTACATGGTAATTCTGATTCTGCAATACGGCAGTTAGATTTTCCTATTGTTCAAGGTACTTATACGGCTACTAAAACAGACGTTACTAATATAGGAACTGCTACGTTATCAACTCTACACTATCAAAGATTAGGAGATTATATTGAAGTTGGTGGTGAAATAACCATTGACCCTACGGCAACGGGTGATACACATTTAAGAATAACACTACCGATTGCATCTACTATTACAAATAGCTATGATCTTTTTGGTACAGCGTCAGCGCATGACGTGAATCAGGTAGTTAGAATTTACGGCGATACTGTAAATAGTGCAGCTATTTTTAGATTAACGGCTGCCGATGCTTCTTCTCATGTGTATTCATTCAAATTCAGATATAAATACGTTGCTCCGTAATGAGATTCTTATTACTGATATTACTATTGCCTGTTATGGCAAAGGCGCAACCTGCCGGTTATACTGCGGGGACATTCGTCAATTGGAGTTTTAACAATGGCGTGAACGGCACAAAAGATCACGGCTTTTTTAAGGCCGTTGGATTTGATGCGGCTCCCGATTCGCTGAAGCGTGTACTGATACATTTCGAAGGCGATGGGGAAACAAGTTCTGCCGGACTGACAACGCAAAGTCCTGGAAAGGTTCTCAATGATGCCGGGACGAATTGGGCAGGGACAGTAACACGCCCCGACGGGAAAACCGTGTACTACATGGTGTTTACCATATTCAATACGGCAGGGTCATGGATTGATCCATACGTAGGTGATATAAACTACTTCTTCAATAATACGTCAAACCTTCCTGATACATCACTCCATAAGTGCTACATCATTACGGGATTCTCCGGCGGCCCATTCAGGGCATGGGGAACGCTGACTGATGCAGGATTCACAAGAGAAAATATATTTGGTTTTACGGGAATGGTTTCGCCTACTGTATTTGCACCGTCACCTATTGATGTGACTTCGGTGAGTACCAATAAACACAACTTAGTATCCCGTAACAATGACGATGCTAACGGTGGCACTCCGTTGGTGGCCGCAACGGATTATTTTACCGACTTAGGCGGGTATAAGCAATTTCTAATACCGTCAAGCGGTGGGCATAGTGCTGATAATTTCTTCTCTATTTCTGGCTCCGACAGTTCAACGAACCGTTGGTATTTGTGGGCGATGGCTACGCCGCCGGCTGATCCGCCTCCGCCGCCTCCTTATGTGCAGCCATACAAATTCTCGGTGAGCGAAAAACCGTTCAACGCAACCGGAGGAAGTAAAACAAGAAACCCCGAACGGTTGGTAGATGGTAGTACCACAACTTCATTCTATACAAACGATGGGCAGTTGGATGGCATTTACTTCCCGATCAAAAACTACTTTATCCTCGATTCCAACTATACCAATTTACGGGTAAGGGC